CCCGTCACCCCGGGGGTGTAGTCAAGGTCTATAGTTACCGTATTCTCAGTGATAGAGTTTTTGTTGACGTCAGGTACAGGAGGTTGAGACGCACTGGTAATAGGTCCAGTGGCTACACTCGCTCCGTCGTACGTTGTCGTAATCGTAGCCTCATCGTCGGTAGCAACCGGGTCAATAATAGCATAATTGACAGACACGGGACCGACGTTGTTGCCAAGGTTGACGCAGAACGACTGTCGCGCTAGGGTCAATGTAAACGTCTGTATGGTGTTGCACTCGATGCAATCCTCCTGACCCGGCAAGAAAATCTCGTTGCTGGCCAAGACGTACTCGTCCATATACGGGTCGTAGCCCCCGAGCTTCTGCGTGTTGAAGTCGGCAATAAACATATCGCGGAACCAGCTCCGCATACCGTTCTCGCTGATGACCTCGAGCTGCTCGTTCTGCCCATCGCCGTACAGGTGTATGACGGCACCGCGCTTGGCGTCGGTAAAGAACTTGTGCGGCCCCCACTGCGCAAAGCTTTCGGGGTTGTTGCTGATGCCGTAATCCTCTACGCGGGCTACCTGCGTGCCCAGCACCTCGGGCACAGATGCAATCAGGCTCTCGCCAGTAGTGTCGGTAAGCAGGTTCTTCTCTGCCAAGACGTAGCTAATCTTATCCTCCTGCAACGTGAGGATATCTGTGCGCCTACCCAACAGCTTCTCTACAGGCCCATAGCTGTCCTCCAGTGGCTTGAAGTTGAGCAAGCCAAGGTTGAACTCATTGAGCTTGTTGATGTTCGTCTCATCGTTGATGACGCCGCTGTACGTCAGGTCAGCAAAGCGCCGCACCTCAGAGAAACGCTCGTCGCTAGTCGTAGTAACGCGGTTGCCAAGCGTAAGTGGCTTGCCGCTAATCGAGTCACGAATCTTGTAGCTCTCGACACCATTGCCGTAACTGATGCAGTTGAAGAAAGCCGTGTCTACAATGCCCGGCTGCCCCGTGGCGTTGATTTGATTTTGAACATTACCGTAGTGATTTCCAAATGGGTCAATCGTATACGATGCGCTCGACTCATACCACAGGTCGGGCAGCGCGGGTGTGGGTTCCGTCTCGAAAGTGATGGTTTGTGTAGCCCGCGTTATAGCAAGGCTCGCCTTGACCCTAGACCTACGGTTGGGGCTGCTACCGCTAAGGGCTCCAGTACATTTCTGAACGCCGTAGATAACAAGCCATGGGCCTCCCGCGCCACCTTGGTCAGTCCATAGCATGACTGTCCCCGTATTAGCTGGAACACCAAAAGTGTCTGTATCGGGTCCGGTATACTCAGGCAAGACCGTCATATCCGGAGGGTTTCCATTGACGTCTCCCGTAAATCCTTCCGTCGACTGGATGGTGGCAATCACGTCGTTGGGCGTGGAAGTTCCGTAAAACCAATCTATGATGTCATTATAATCCGTCTCCACCTCCCACGTATGGTCGAAGTCGAGGGTCAGTTTTTCGCAACCGCCGCTTCCGTCGCCACGGCCTTGGCGGGTAAGGCTGAACGTAAGACGGATGCGGCTTCCTGCGGGAACAGGGTTGAGGACACTAGAGGTTTTGTCGTTGAACTTGTATACGAGAACGGGATAGTTGCCGGGATTAAATTGACCGTTCTCTGTCCTTTGGTCCGAGCCTCCGTTGGTGCCTGCCGATTGCTCCCCGGGAGCTGTGTTTTGAAGAACAAGCCCACTAGAATTCTCCGCTGGTCCGTACGCAAAGTCCGGGTTCATCTTCATATATGTACCACCAATAGCAGGTATAGGGGTGGTTCCGGTATCGTCAAGCTCACCCACTGCAAAGGCTTTCTTTTCTAACACCTCAGCATAGGTGCAGGAAGTGACCGCACCAGCGGAGTCGCTCTTTACAATGTACCTGTCCCCCTTCTCGACCTTGGCCGCGTTCTCCCCTTCGAGCAAGAAGTAAACATCAATCACATCAGGCTCAGGCTCAGTAGTAGGAGGCTCAGGATATACAAAAAATTGGTTGGTGTAGATGGTCTCATACAGGTCCGCGTCAGGCTTAATGACAAACTTGTATCGCGAAGCCCAAGAAGGAGCCAGCATAAGGGGAGGTATCGTAACCCGAATCTGATTCTGGAAGATGGAGTCGCCACACTCAAGCTCAACCTTATTGTTCGGCGCAACAAGGGCAGTGCTAGACCTACCAAACCCATCCATGTAGACGATACCAATCTCATAGACTCGATTGCTGTGCAAGCTAGGGGCCGAAAACGTAGGCTGAGCACTCGAGGTCTCTGCGTCCAATGGCGTCTGGAGCAATGTCGCATTGAACCCAAGCTTAACGGTTTGCCCGTTCAGGTTGCGCATATTGTACCCCTCGAGGTAGTTGCCATAGACAATCCTATTGCCCATCAAAGTCTGGGCTTTAGCCAGCCTAGGCACGTTGTCGTACAGCCGCAGTATCTCGCTCTCCGGGAGGATGGTGAAAATCTTTTGCTTGCTAAACTGGATGGTGTAGTCGGAGTTATCCGTCAAGGCCGAGTCCGCCTTGTCCACCTTCTCAATGACGCGGATGATATTGTCATCCATCTCCTTGAACAAGATGTCGATACCCTTTACCAAAGAGCTGCCTGTACGTACAGTAACGTCACATACCTGAACGGAGTTGACCATACCCTCGTTGAGGTATGACTCGGTAGTGAAAGCAAAGGGCTCGCTCTCAAAGATGGGGGCACTAAACTGTGACGTGGCCGAGTACTCGTTGTTGGCATATTCCCAACGGTATCCAAAGCACAGGAACCTGTCCTCCATATAGTCTTCACGGGATACCACATCAACAGCAGTAACCACGGGAGCTGCATTGGGTGGTCGCTTGATGACAAGGATATCGTCAGCCAAAACCCCGCTGTCTACAAACGCTACAGGCTCGGGATATGATACGGTGACATTGATGCGACGCGGAGGATTGAAATCGTCGGTGAAGAACAGCAGATTGTCAACGAGGTTGATGCCCGTGACCAAGTACTGCGGGTCGAAGTTCAGCGCACTAGTGCTCACCACATGGTAGGTGAGCAGATTGCTACGCATATTGTACGAAACGATGAGGTCGAGGACGCCTGAGTATGCCCCATCCACAAACGAGGGGTCGTGTACAAACCAGTACATGGTCTCGTTAGCTCCATCGCTATACGCCCCCAGACACGTGGCGTTGTCACTCAAGGGCGTTCCCGTAGGTGGGTACACTAGCGTAGTGAGCCGGGTGTTGCCCTTGCTGTTCTCTACCGCTCCAATCTCCGACTCCTCCGTGGAGCCCATACGGATATTCTGCGCGTCGATATACTCTCCATTGGGGACAAGGCGCTCGTCGACGCTCTTGTTCATACGCCCCTTGATGAAGTTCCGTACGAGGTTTGCCATTACTTAATCCACTTTTCGCGACCACGCAGGTTCATAAGCAACCGTCCCGGGTGGATGTTGCTGATGCGAATCTTAGCGTTGCGTAACAAAGCGGTCTTCTTTTTTCGGGCTCGGCCTACGATATACTCCTGTACGCCCAGCTTGGCGTCAAGGATAGCATACTGGATGTACGCATAGACGTACTCCTCGAAGAGCTTGTTCACGCTAATCTGGCTGTTGTCGCCGTTCTCCATGCCGTCGCTGACGTACTCGAGGATGCACAGCTCGTCAGCCATACCGCTGCTGAAGTTGATGACGCCCGCTCGCTTGTCAATCTTAAAGGTTGGGTTGGCATTAGCCGTCTCAGTGTTGAGGCCATACCGAGCTCCGATAGCCCAATCGAAATACCACGTGTCGTCGTAGCAGTACCCGAGCTCCCCGTCGAGGGGGCTGTTCTCGTTGAGGTATATGCTCTGCTTGCTGCCCGTGATGCGGTCGTAGTCGATGGTCGAGTCTTGTGGGCGCAGGATGCCTCCGTTCTGGTCGAAGAGGATGCGGCAGTTGTTGTCTTGCAGATACGCCGAGCTCCAGTTCGTCTGAATATTCTCCGTTAATGGTCGAAGGATTCCGTCCTTGTATAGAGAAATACGCACCCAGTTCACGTAGTCGGGAGGGAGCACAAAGCGCAAGTTGTCGCAGACGCTGAGCTCGAGAATCTTAATCTCCTTCATCGCGTCGTAGTTGAGCTCTTGGATAGCTCGCTTGGCGTGGAAGAGAATCTTGTACCGCTCCTCGTTGTTGACCAAGGAATGGTTGCCGTTGTACATCAACATGAAATTGTTGACGATGTCTTGCAACGAGACGTACTGGTAGCTACCCCAGTTGGCATCCTCGGGGAGGGCGCCGTTATTCTCGTAATACTGATACTCTGTGATATACGGCATTACTGTTGTTGTTCTTCGGCGTTAGCGAACTGATACACATCGCCTTCGCGGATGCTCATGCCAGCCATCTGCAAGATGCGATAAACCAAACGGGGCTCGTCTTCAATGGGTAGCTCGAAATCTTGGTAGTCCGGCTGACTCTGGTCGAAGACCGGCTCGCCGCCAACAAGGGATACATACGTCCACTTAGGGTCGAAAGGATACCGGATGTACTGCGCGTTGACGTCGCCGGGCTGGTTGAACGTAGCCGGGAAGACCGTGATACTATCGGCTTGCAAGGTGTAGGCAGGGAACTGCGTAGAGGGAGCCGTCAGCAAGCTCGCGTTGAGCATGGTAATCTTACTGTGGCTTACCGGCTCGGCCTCGATGCCACCTGCCAGAACCTTGTTCAGGAGGTAGTAGTCGTCGCCCGTGGTGTTTGGACTCGGGGCGAAGAATACGTTTGGTGTCGCCGGGTTGGGGGATTGCGTCAGAGGGTTGGTAACCGAGAAGACGTTGATGGCTTCGCTGATACCTTTGCTCATGTCCGCATACTCCGTACCCGACATGCGGGCGTTCTCTGCGTTGATAGCCTGATTAAGGTCAGTGAAGTAGCTCTCGAAGACCTCTAGCTGCGCCTGCTTGGCGTAGAGGTTGAAGTCCGAGGGGGAGATGTAACCGTAATTGTTCTTATTGAGAATAGACAATACGGTTTGACGGACTGAATCAAT